CCTGACCTGACCTGACCCTGACCTGACCCCCTGACCTGCCTAAGTTATGGCTAGATTTATGGTTAGCCCCTGACCTGACCTGACCCCCCTGACCTGACCTGCCCGTATAGCCCTGACCCTGACCTGCCCGTATAGACCTGACCCCTGACCCTGACCTGACCTGACCTGACCCCTGACCCTGACCTGACCTGCCCGTATAGACCTGACCCCTGACCCTGACCTGACCCCCTGACCTAACCTAACCTGCCCGAATAAACTAAGCCCCCCTAGTGTTCTAGGGGGGATTAGTTCGGGGGATTAGTCTAGGTGTTGCCTATTCTGCTTCTGTCCAAATTCTTCTTAGTAGAGCAACCCCCGTAATCACTGACCCGAAGAATCCAAACAAGATTACAAACATAAACATAACTGACCAGTTCTCAACCGAGTAGTTGTTGTCTAACTTACCTAGTTCAGTGATACCCCAAACAATAGCCCAGACAAAGCCAGTAAGTAGTCCAGTAAGAATAAGATTTCTCTTAGTAGTGATAGTCATTTCATTTACTCCTATTTAGTAGTTTTATTAGGCGATTACCTAACACTTACTAACTTAGTGCCTATTAGCCAATAGTGTCAAATTCATACACGCCCATTTTGATAACAACTTGATAACAACTATTTTACCTAGTATCTGCCTTTACTAAGCCTAATCTGCCTAAGCCCTTTTAATTTTTATGGCTAGCCTTATGGCTAACCCTAATAGCCTAAGCCTTGCCCTAGTATGCCCGTAAAGCCTTGCCCGTAAAGCCTAGACTAGCCTAGTAATACCTAACCCACCTAATAGCCTATAACCCCCACCAAAGCCCCACCAAAGCCCTCAGCCAAAGCCCTCTTTACCTGAGAAGCATTTAGAATTTTATGGCTAGGCTTATGGCTAGGTGAGTATAAGTTCAACTCCAGTCTTATATATAGTAGAAGGCTTTATTTGCTTTTATAGGCTTTTTATTAGCCTTTACTTTTGCTTTTATAGGTGCTTTTGATTTTATAGTATCTAAGCGAGCAAAGCGAGCAATGAGCGAAGCGAATACTAAGGGAGCGAAGCGACCAGCGAGCGAAGCGAGCAATAAGCGAACGAAGTGAGCCAGTTGAACGAAGTTCAACTGAAATTAGAGGGCATTGCGAAGCAATGACCAAGCAAAGCCTCAAGGATTTGAGGCTTTGCACTTGAACGAAGTTCAACTCCAGTTATATATAGTAGGGAGCCAATATTTTTAGATATTTAGGCTATCTAACTCTAAATATACTAGAAATACGACCATTATCTATTTTTCTTCCTGCCATAGACCTAGCAGTAATCTTTCCACCTGTAAATCCACTAGGAGGCTTGATAAGCAGGGCAGTCATAGCATGAACTAAAGCATCTACTCTATCTGGAGATTTAGTCTCTCCTGGAATCCAAGATATCATCTGGGATTCTAGTTCAGCCAAATAACCAACGTGATGAATACGACCTTGCTCATAAGCAAGAGTTACAGGCTCAGCACGAAGTGCTTTACCATGTTTGCTATGGACTTCAAGTACCTTAATGTTAGGGTCAATAGCATTGATAGCATTACGAACCAATGCTCCACCTTGATTGACTTCAGCAACTACAGGACATCCCCACTTACGAGCCATCTCAACAACCTTGTTAGCCCATTTTTCAGGTGAGCCAAGAACAGTTGCATCTTCAAGTACCCAAGCTTGACGTTTGAATAAGTCTCTATCTGCTGTTGATGCACAGACAACAATGCCACACTCGTCTCTAGGATTCTCAGCAACAGAAGGGTCTACTCCAATAATACGAAGTGGAGTACCTAAAGGCATTACTGATTCCCTATATTGCTCAATGACTTCTTCAGTCCATAGAGCACCTTCAACATCATCAAGCATTTCTCCATAGAGTTCCTGGGCAGCCAATCTAGTTCCAGCATATACTCCAGTGATTGCATCTAGGTAAGCACTTGATAGGTTACCTGAGTTATCAAGAGTAGAACCACGAGTGATAACTACACGACCAGTCTTTGCTTCTTCAATCAACTTATAAAGAAGAGGTACTCTCTTAGGTGTAGTAGTAACCATGATCTTAGGATTACGACCAAGACGAGTACCAACGCGAAGGTTATCAAAGGCAGTCATACCTGCTGCGTCAGGTGTCTGTCTCCAAGCAGCTATCTCATCCCCCCAAGCATGAGTGAACTGAGGACCACGAAGTGAGTCAGGCTCATCTGCTGTGAAGCATGTAGCAACGTTACCATTAGGCCAGGTCAGTCTTCTCTTAGAAGGTTCATACAAAGGTCTCTCACTTGGGGGAGTGACATTCATGATACCTGATTCACCTTCAACAATAACGTCACGAACGTCTGCTGCTGTTCTTGCTACAAGAGCAAAACGACGTTGACCTTCAGTTGTATACTTGGCCTGCTCTCTTACCCATTCAGCTGCTGTCCTAGTCTTGCCAGCTCCACGTCCAGCTATGTATGCCCAGATAGCCCAGTCGCCTTCAGGTGCCTGTTGCTCAGGTCTTCCCCAAACAGACCAATCCCAAAGCAATGTCTCTGGGTCCATCCCATTCAAAGCAAGCAACTGCTCATCAGGGGGAAGTAAAGCAATCTGTTCCATCAAGCTTTTGGCCATCAGTTCAACTCCAGTCATGTGATATATAAGCCTTGTGTATCTATTGTACAGCCTCGAGATGCAGTTCAACTTCATCAGAAAGCCTTTTGAATAATCAAGCTTTGCTTGTGACTTAGATCTCTTGACTAAATAATGAGCGTCAACGAAGTTGATAGAGCCAAGGGCTCTATAGCGAATGCTTTAGTCGAGAAGTCTAAGTCAGAACTATAGAAAAGTTCAACTCCAGTCTCGGCCGGCCAGGGCGAGGCAAGGGGCATAGTTTATGGCTAGACGATGGCTAGACGATGGCTAGACGATGGCTGTGACGTTTACGTCGCCATCAAAGATAGCCAAGAAGGTTACCGCATCTATATTGCCAGTGGCATCTAGATCTTTGCTTGCTTGGAATCTAATAATAGCTGTCTTAGTATGATCGCCATACCATCCATCTTTGTCTTGGCTAGCTTCGACATAGCCTAGCTCAGCTAGGCGACGTTGAAGATGATGTATGGTTAGAGATTTTCTAGCATGGATGTTCTTGAATATACAAGCATCTAGTCTAACTTCATCGGTGCGCCCATTGCTTACTACCGCAGGGCCAGCTGGTTCAGGTAAGCTAGCATAGAATTTTTCTATATCTACAGGAATAGGTTGTTTATATTTATTCTGATCTTCAGTCATGGCTAGAAGTTCCTTAAGCGCGTTGAGCTAAAATAGCGAAAGCTATTGAAGCGAAGCCAAAAGATAATACAAGAGCTAGGTTACTTGGAGAAATCAAAGCGACCAGGATAGCTAAGACTACAAAGAGTAGAGAAAGAATAGAAGGCCAAACAAGGTTTCTTAGAGTTGCCAAAAGTTTAATCATTAAAGTTCATCCTTATGTTTTGAGTTTTGTTTAGATACGAGGTTTTGAGTTTTAGGAAGTATAACGCCAAGTAACGGCGCTTGAGCTTTTCTTTTAGACCGTAGGTTAGAAAGAAAAGCTTTAAGTATACCCGCAAGTATTCCAAAGACTATGGCTAGAAGAAGTAGCCAAAGGTACGAGTCAGTCATCATGAGTATAATCCAAATCTAAAACATCATGGGATAGGTTATCGCTAGCCTTCTTAATCATCTTGGTTAGCCAAACTAGTCCAGCGATAGCATAAGCTATTACTAGGATGATAATAAGTATAACCGCAAGGGCAGCTAGTAGAGGTTCCATAGTTGAATCCTACCATAAAAAACCCCTAGGTATTAGCTAGGGGTTCTTTATGGTTAGAAGTATCTATCTACTATTGTGGAGATACTGCCTGCCTTATTACCCGTACGAATCTAATCTGACTATTTCTATAGTTAGATAGGGGTTCTACTATAGTTGTTCCGGATCCAAAGTTAGCATTGATTACTTTGTTATTTCCGATATAGATTGCTGAGTGATAGAAGTTGGTAGATCCATTGTATGCAAATACAACGATATCTCCAACGTTAGGGTTAGATACTCGACTACCAAGATGTCCTTGTTTGTTAGCAGAGTGAGGAAGGATTATACCGAGCTGTTTATAAGTCCAGCGAACCATTCCGGAGCAGTCCCATCCCCTGGTTGTATCGCCTGAGAAGACATAAGATGTTCTTCCTACGCGAGACTTCAGGTACCTAACTAGCAGTGTCATTTTGGCATAGTTACGAACTTCTTTTGAAGCCCCTGGACTAGCCATAAACTTTAACTGTGTTGTAGTTAGAGGTTTTGTTTTTACCAAAACCGGTGTTGCTACTGTTTTCGCTACTTGATTTTTAGATGCAATGGCTGCAGAAGCCGAGCATCCAGCAACAGTCAAGACTGTTGCTACTAGTAATGTTGCGAACTTTCTCATTGGCGACCTACCTTTCCTGATTAAAGTGAGTTAGTACTCGGTCGTTATTGTTTGGGTTCTCCCATATGCAAAGCGAAGTCTGCATTTATCTATTTTAAGGGGTAATTTGTGACCTTAGGGTCAAAAAAGTCAAAAAAGTCTGTCTTTTATTATTTAAATACCTAAAAGAACGGCCGCAGTCTTCCTAAAACTAAGCAATCCGTGGTTTTTTTCGTAATCAAGATCTTTTTCGCAGATTCTAAAATTTGCTTCGATTTCTAGCAATTCGCGCTTACTTTGAGAGCTTAGATCATACTTACCAGCGATGTAGCTTTTATATCTATCCATGATAAAAGCCATGGCTTGCTCATTTGATCTACTGATACTTGGTTCCATTTGATTCCATTCATGTAAGGGCCTAGATATATTCTATACCATAACGGCGCTTTCAAGCGAGCAAAGCGAGCATAAAAATCAGTGTGAGCGAAGCGAACTATCAGGGAAAGGCCGCGGATGCGGGCTTGACCAAAACGAGCGAAGCGAGTATGTAATATTTACCGAGCAAGCCAGGGTGACTAATGTAATTGTTAGCAAGCGAGCGAAGCGAGCGAAGCGTGGTCTATTTGCGAAGCGAGCGAAGCGAGCGAAGCTTTTATTAATTTTGCCGCGCAAGCCTAAACCCTACCTATCGCTAGGTAGGGCTAGGCGTTTTGGTGCTAGTGGCTAAAACCAAAACTCCTTGTAAGGTAGTTCTTGATTTTGTATCGCTACTTCTACGCAAGTTTCGCATAAGTAGTTTGGATAATACTTGTCGTGGTTCTTGACCGAGATGCCATACTTTACCTGATAAAACATTTCGTTCTGGCAAGTGTCGCTTCCAAAACAAGTAACTCCGTGTAACCAACCATCTAAGTTGCCAAAGATTTCTACAACTAGATTTCCTGTTTCGTTTCTTCGGTAATCTCTAAGCCTTTTGTTTGGGCTTATTTGCCTGTATTGTGGGTGTAGCATTTTATCATCTCCTAGTAGGTGTATTGCTTACGCAACTATTCTTTCATAGATACCGAGCATAGTCAAATAGGCAGACCGAGCTCTCTTTCTAATTGTCTGGTCTATCTATTAATTTTACCGAGCAACGCCATAACCCTAGCCTTTCGGCTAGGGCTGGCTCGGTGCTGGCTAGTCTCTAAACGCTTTCCAAATCCAAGCGAAACTAGCGAGAGTTAGGGTTAGTAATACGGCAGTTATGGCTGTCCAAGAAACATAAGCATCAAGGGCTCTGGTGCTGTCGTAGTAGAACCATTGCTCGTAGTTAGTCTTAGCAAGGGTAATAGAGATACCTGATGAAACGCTAAGTGAGATGAACAAGGCAACACGGGTAAAGAATAAAGAGTTCATTTGAATTCCTTAGTAGTAGTTAGGTGGTGCTTTGGGTAGATACGCTACCCGATACTATTCTTTCATAAATAGTAAAGTTAGTCAAATAGGCAGACCGAGCTCTCTTTCTAATTGTCAGGTCTATCTATTAATTTTACCGAGCTGCCTAACCCTGCCTATTGCTAGGCAGGGCTGGCTCGGTGCTTACTTGCGTTTCCACGCTAACGGAGCAAGGGCAAACATTAGGCTTGCCAATACTCCTAGCATTAGGGCGTCTAGTAGTATTCCTGTTGGGGTGTTGGTCGGTGTTGCTCCGTATGCGACTAGCAAGGCATAGATTAGCAAGTAGGCAAGGGCAACTAGGGGCGTAATAACTACGCTGGCTAGTAGTCTGCGAACAACTATGACTGACTTTCTCGGCTGGTTCAATTGGTTCTCCTTGTTATCGGTGCTGCTGGTTAGGGGTTGCCTAACCCTGCCTTTCGGCAGGGCTAGGCGAGTGGTGCTATGCTCTGGCATTGAGTTTAGCGAAGTGTTCATCGTGGTTGTCGCAAGTGAAACTCTCAATGTCGCTGAATGCTCCATCGGTGTCCTTGCTCCAAACATACTTAGTTGCGTTGTTGGAGCAGTATGAACACTGGAATACTTTATCAACCATGAACTCGCCAAACCCGAATAGTCCTGATTTTGGTAATGAGATTAGGTTAGTCATACTAATCACCTTCTTTCTACGGGCATACCCGTAATGCTAGTCTTTCATAAACGGCAGACATAGTCAAATGACCCTGAACGGATCTCTTTCTAATTGTCTGGTCTATCTATTAATTTTACCGAGCTGCCTAACCCTGCCTATTGCTAGGCAGGGCTGGCTCGGTGCTACTTGTCGTTTCTGGTTGATACCCAAGCCCAGATTACGATAACTACTGCAACGGACATCAACGCCCAACTGATAGTTTCCCAGCGAGCATAACTAACTAGGTCATCACTTCTATCGGTGAAGCTCCACGCTACAATGTAGCGTCTGCTGATTTCCATACTTAGAGTGGCGAAGCCACCGAACATTAGCCCAAATAAGGCTCTTACTATAAAGCGCATTTCTGCTCCTATGTTGTAGTTAGCGTTGCTCTGCGGCACTGGCACCCAGCACTCTTACCCGTTCTAACTTAGTTAGACACAACAAGACAGAGCAACGCATCAGGGTTTTCCCTGACGGGTTCAGTCTTTCACATTATCGGCACTTAGTCAAACAGGCTCGCCAGGCTTCCCTCTAACTGTTCGGTCTATTTATTAATTTTACGGCGCAACACCTAACCCCTAACCTTTCGGCTAGGGGCTAGGGCTAAGGGTTATTAGAACTGGCTAGCCATTTTGGCTGCGAACTCTAAGGCTTCGATGCTAGTCTCATCGAGAGACATAGTTCCACCGTGTCCGTCTCCACCACCCGTGAATACGGCAGTGCCAACAATAGGGCTAGTTGCTCCCAGTAGTGAGTAGAACCGAGTAGCCACTCTGTTTAGTGGCAGGCTTTTTAGTAGTCCTTCATCATCAACCCAGAAATCTAGGGTTTCGTTTATGGACACGTGGGTAAACCAGCCACCAATGGCATCGTGTAGGGCAGTAGAGAAATCAGTCTCAGCGACTTCTATTCTCTCGGTAGTGTTGTCAGCGTGGACAACTAAGGCGCGAATAGTATTCACGGCACTCCTTATGGTTAGTTGTTTGGGTGATGCTTTGGGTAGATACGCTACCCGAGATAAGTCTTTCATACTTCACGGCATAAGTCAAACACCGAGCCACGGATTTCCCTCTAACTGTTCGGTCTATTTATTAATTTTAGCCGCGCCTGAACCCTACCTTTCGGCAGGGCTAGGCTAAGTGCTAGGCGACTTCTTCTAGTATTTGATACTGAACTTTAATTGTTGGGATAGTTAGAGTAAAGTCTAGGCAAGGCTTACAAACTTTAGTTCCGTCATTCCAACAACCTACAAACTTTTTTAGGGTAGGGTCAAAATACGCTATTGCCCAAACTGCGTATTTAGCCTCTGTGTCTTTGCCTTCTTCTTGGCACTTACTACATAGTTCCATTTTTCTCCTAGGTTGGTAGTCGCAAAGTGAGCAGTAATCAACTGCTAGCAAGGTCTTTCCTGCTCACTTCGCTAAGGCTGTGCTTTCGCTCGCTCCGTAGCACTTCTACGGTGATTTCACCCTACTCCAAGTATTTCACTTTATCGGCACTTAGTCAAGCACTAAGCCGCGGATCTCTCTTTATCTGTTCGGTCTATTTATTAATTTTGAAAAACCAAAAGCCTAACCCTTTCGGGCTAGGCTCTCGGTGGTGATTACTTCCAAGCACCGATAATTTTCATCAACTCATTTGGAGTGGTCTTGAGTTCTCGGCAGAGTGTCGCCATCATACCTGATGGGATTTCACGCTGTAGGTGGAAGTATCGGCTAAGGCTGGATTTCTGTAATCCTGTTGCGTTAGCGAACTGGTTGAGTGATTTGTAGCCTAGTTTGGTGTATCTTGCGACAAACCAAGTCCAAGCCGTAGCGATTTGAGTTTTACTCATTTTGCTCCTAGATTAGTGGATAGGTTGGGGGCTGAGTGGTTAGGCAAGGCTTCGCAACTGAGCCTAACCACTCACGCTATTTAGTTGTGGGTCTAGTCTTTCATAGATACGGCACTTAGTCAAACGGGCTGACGGAGCTCTCTTTTTAATTGTCCGGTCTATTTATTAATTTTTCAAGCTGCGAACAACCCTGCCTTTCGGCAGGGCTGTCGCTGTTTGGTCTAGCGATGTTCCCAATTCTCTATGTCGTGTTCAGTCGCTTTTCTGAACAAGAAGGGCGATGTTCCCATAGGCTCATCGTGGCTCCAACGCTTAGCGATTAGGGTCTTATCACCGTCATAGGTGAATTCAAGTGTCCAATCACCGTTGAAGGTTAGCATCTTCAAGATACTCTTGAGGTCAGCCTTACCAACTCCGTTTCCACTTACATTTTGCCAAGTCGCTCTTTCAACGCTTACCGCAATGTAATCATCTTCGGTGATACCATTAGCCTTTAGCCAAGGCTTGATTATTTCGCTTTCTGTATTGCCTAGGTCGTCTTCCCAACAACCGTGGCAATAGTCAGCCGCAAGGGGATAACCGTTATCGTCTTTCAGTTCGTTGCCGTCATCGTCCGTTTCAGTGCAACGGCAATCACTAGACAACTCATAAACAATGGGCTCTGCCATAATTTACTCCTAGTTTAGATTTAGCGTAAGCGGGTGCTTACACTATTAGTCTGCCATAGATAGCCATAGTAGTCAAACGCACCGTGGCGGATCTCTTTTTAATTGTTAGGTCTATTTATTAATTTTTGAAAAGCCACCAACCCTGCTCACCTTTTCAGGTGGCAGGGCTGGCAGTGCTTACCAAGCAGAACTGAATACTGCGACTACTAGCCAAGTTGAGAGTATTAGCCAAGGACCAAGTGGCACACTTGTTCCTATTGGTGCTTTCCGCATAGCCATATAAACAATTGAGATTATTGAGAATAGAACTGATAGTGGAATGATTAGCAGAGCAATAATCGGTGAATACACACCAACAGCGAGCAGTAGGGCAGTAACGAACTTCACATCACCCATTCCAACTACATCAAGGTAGTTTAGAACAAGTCCAATGATGAACCATACAAACGGCAAGCCAACTGCGAGCAGTAGGTTTATCCAACTTTGAGTGGCAACATTTACAACAATGGCGGTAATGAACGCTAGCGCTGCGAATGGTAGAACAATTTTGTTCGGTAAGCGGTGTAGTTTGTAGTCAATGACTACAAGCGGTATTGTAGCAACCGCAAGATAAACAAGCGGTAGAGCAGAAATAATATCTAGTATAGACATTATGTTCCTTTCGGGTTGGTTTAGTGTAGAGAGTTCTCTACGCTATCAGTCTTTCATACTTCACCGCATAAGTCAAATAGCATCACGCGGATCTCTTTTTAATTGTTCGGTCTATTTATTAATTTTAAAAGAGCTAACCCTAACCCCTTTTCAGGGGCTAGGGCTAGTATTGGTTAGGATGGCATCCAAGCCACTTTCAGGTCAGCGAGAGAGCAACCGCACTCTGGAGTCAACTCTCTAGCGATACCTACTGGGTCATTGTAGCAAGTGTCGTCTATCTGCTCTTGAATACATCTCAATAGATAGTCGCTGGTCTTACCGCAGATACCGCATAGATACTCAACAACTTCCATTTTGTGTCCAATGTGGTTACTTAGAAGGTCGTTGAAGTATGGCTCACTTTTTGATTTGGTGATTTCACTCATCTTCTACTCCGTTGATGATTAGTTCCAACTTGTGTATTGCGTCATCAACAGTGATTTCATCAGCGTAATACATGTCGTAGATACGCTTGATTTTTGCTGCTGTTACATCATCTAGTTCCATTTTTACTCCTAGGTTTGCGGGTGAATAGGTGGGAGAGCAAGTAGAACTGTTCCCGCAGACTTGCTCTCCCGATGTTAGTCTTTCATACTTCACCGCATAAGTCAAACTGTTTCGTGGAGCTCTCTTTCTAATTGTTAGGTCTATTTATTAATTTTGAAATGCGGAAACCTAGCCTGTCCTTTCGGACAGACTAGGCTAGGGACTACTTCTTCAACACTCGGTTGCGTTCGTAGTCGCGACCTTCCCATTCGTCATTCAGAATTTCTTCTGTGATGTCGAAGGCAATACCGCGTTGGCGAAGTTCTACCAGAAAGTCGTTTGCTTCAACATCTTCTTCCAGATAAATAAAGTCGCCATTTTTGTAGCCGCACCCTGTTGCTGAACGCTGGGCGAAAGGGAAGTCTTTCAGACTAACCTCTAACCAGCCGTGTCCAGGGTCGCTAATGAACTTGAACATTACCATTTTGTCCTCCTCTCGGTGGAACTAAGGGGCAGTTTAGCAAGTCTGCGTCTTGTTGTAGAGGGCTTTCTACGCTATCAGTCTTTCACACTTCACCGCATAAGTCAAATAGCACCACGCGGATCTCTTTTTAATTGTTTGGTCTATTTATTAATTTTTACAAAAGCCAGAACCCTACCTAGATAACTGGGATTATCTAGGTAGGGCAGTCTGGTTAGGAGTGGATAAGTGTTCCTAAGTCCTTTGGTGTCCAATAAAGGTCGCGTTCAATTTTGAGACCCATAGGACCTGTAAGGTCGCTTAGCTCTTTCAGCGAGAAATAGCCAAGTTCTTTTTCTAAGCCATCAACAAGACCAAAGAACAAGTCTTCTCCGTCAAACTCTGCCGCATACCAAGTCCAGTTGGACCAAGGGCAGAAGAACTTGACAGTTGCCATAACTTTACCGAGGTCCATACCTTCGGTTTCGTTCCACTTAGCGAGTTTTGCTTTCTCGCTTTCGGGTAGTAGTTCCATTTGTTTCTCCTAGTTGGGTGGTGCTTGTGGATACTTTCCACACTCTAAGTCTTTCACACTTACCGAACTATGTCAAATAGTCGGTAGCCGGTCTCTTTTTAATTGTTCGGTCTATTTATTAATTTTGAAACGCAGAAACCCTAGCCTCTCGGCTAGGGTCTTTTGCTAATCTACGCTAACCCACTTGATAGCAGTGCGTAGCAAGTTGTCGTAATCTCCCGACTGGCTTTCGGTCAGGTATTCAGAAACCTCGTCCTCCGAAACTCCTGCCTTTTTTAGTGCTGATGAAACTCTTGCCATAATAGACCAAGCGTTTCCGTCAAGTCCTACTAACTGAACTTTGACTTCTGGGTATTTTGGGTCTTCCATTTGTTTCTCCTAGTTGTTTGTTTGAGTGAGCAGTTTATATTTTTGGTGCTTTCCCACATACTCAGGTGGGGTTTTATAGTGAGTGAGTGGATTGCGTTTTACCACTAGTGCCAAGTCAGTTCGGTTCTAAGCCCGCTTTTCAGCACACCTGCCGTTTGTCCGCTAAGACGATACGCTAGTATCCGACATTGCCTTACCTCCCCATCTGACGATTGAGGTTGTTCAGCCACACTCCAAGTCAGCCGTCGCTTCCTTGTTGATACTAGTCTTTCACACTTTCCGTGATTAGTCAAATCAGAGGGTCGCGCTTTCTTTCTAATTGTTTGGTCTATTTATTAATTTTACAAAAACCAAACCAGCCTACCCTTTCGGATAGGCTGGCAGATTTTACTGGTCGTGGTCGCAGAACACTCTGGCACACTCGGGACACATCTGCTTTTCGCAGTTGTAGCACATACCATACTTGTCTAGCGTGGCTTGTGTGGTTTCTTCATCGCACTCTGGACACCAAACACTCATAGTTCCACTTCCATTACAAACTCTTGAAGTCTTGCTTGTAAGGTGTTGAAAGCGATTAGGTATGCTTTGAACTTTGTGTCTGCGATTTCCCACTCAGCGTAATTTCTTGCTGCGTGTTCTTCGGTTCCGTCAGTTGCCCAAATTGCGATTTCGGCTTTTTTACTTGCCCAAATACCAAGTTTGGTTGCTACATAGGCGAGGGCAGGTGCTAGGTTGTAAAGGTTCTCTACTTTGTAGATTTCCTTGATTACTGCGTCTGCGTATTGCTGTGGTGTGTATTTCACTTTATCTCCTAGTTGATTAGTGGTGCTTACACACCTAGTCTTTCACACTTTGCCGTGCTAGTCAAATAGTCGCACACCAGCTCTTCTTTTAATTGTTTGGTTTATTTATTAATTTTTTAAAAACGCCAACAACCTACCCTTTCGGGTAGGCTGCTGGTGGGGATTACCAACTGGCTTGGTAAGTGATGTCGCAGTCTTGATTTTCTTCTAGGTCAATAGCCCTGTTGAGAATATCTAAGGTGTGTTGTAGGTCAGCCCAATAATACTCATTTATTTCAGTATCACCGAAGAAGAACCCTGCTGTTGGAGGCAATAGTTTTTCAATTTCCTCCTTGACACTCGGTAAGTCTTTGATGTCCATTAGGAACTCAATGACTACCTTTAGTTCTCGCAACTTTCCGTTTATTACTCGGATAGGCTGGCACTCATCTACTCCGTTAGCACACTCTCGGACAAACCAAGCGTGGATAGCATTAGCCTTTCGCCAATAGCCAACGGTGATTTCTAAGTGCGCTCCTGCGTGTGAGCCAAGTTCATCTGAACCTGTTGGAAAGAACTTTGTTAGTTCTTTGTAGTCTGGCAATAGTTCTTCGCTGTTTGATGAATAATCAAACTTAGAGAAATACTTGCGAGCCTCTAAATACATATCTAATCCCATTTTTTTACTCCTAGTTGTTTAGTGGGTGGATAAGTTGAGAGGGTAAGCGAACCTGTTCCCGCAGACTTACCCTCTCGGTTCTAGTCTTTCACACTTCGCTACATTAGTCAAATCACTAGCCGCGGTTTTCTTTTTAATTGTTCGGTTTATTTATTAATTTTGAATTGCCAGAACCTACCCTTTCGGGTAGGTCTAGCGTTGCCTAGTGTAAAGGTATTCTGTGCTTTAGAGGAACTAATGCTTGGGAAGTTCCGTTAGTTGTTTTGTAGCCATATCTAACTAATCGGTGTTCTAGTGCAGCGTGAGTTACCCCTAATATCTTGGCTATTTGGTATGCTGTATATTTCTCAACATTGACCAAGTGGTTTAGAAGATATGTAAATTCCTCTGCCTCTTTGCGATACCTTGGGTCGCTACTTCTAACTAGCCTTGCTTTGCTATGTAGTTCCCTAAGCCTTGCGATAGTTTCCTCGTCTGGCACTCGGATTACACGACCAAACTTTTCTGGCTTTTGTGGTGGCATTGGTAGAGGTATATCTAAACTTGAGATAACTATCGGGCAGTCTTTACTTGCTAACTGCCTAGTCCGTTCTCTAGTTATTCCGAAAGCCTCACCTATGCTCTCCAAAGTCCAGCCTAAGTTTCGTAGCATTTTTATATAAGCGTGTCTAACTTCTAAGGCTTTTTTAGCACGCTGGACTTTTAGTTGCCACTCCTCAAGTGCTACTTTATATTCTAGCCAAGAGCCGTGGTGTCCTCTTTTTACCCTTTTTATTTTGTTCTGTTCTTTCACTGCGTTTATGTGGCTGTTTAGGTTGTGGGCTACTATCCACACATCAGCAGGTAATAAGTGGTTGTTTTTCCTGATTGCCATTTTTTCCTCCTAGGTAGTTGCTGGCACTACAAGTCTTACATATATACAATAAATAGTCAAGTGTGGCGTTATGGATCTCTTTCTAATTGTCTGGTCTATTTATTAATTTTTACAAAAGCCAAAGCCTCCCTGCTTTTTAGCAGAGAGGCAGAGGTTAGTCCTGAGTTTCTAAGATAAAGTAGCGGTGAACAAAGTCCCAGACATCGTTAGGTCGCTCTGAGTATTCTTGTAAAGCGTCAGCAATGTAAGACATTTCAAGAAATCCTGTGCGAGAGACCTCTACTTTTTCAATACCAAGAACCGTATCAAAGTAGCCAATCAAAGCAAGGAACGGAATGATTGGGCTGGCAGTATCTCCAGCGTTCCAGTTATGCGACCAGTGAATCAAGCCAGCCGTATGTTCAGCGAACTCGGGAGCGTTTTCTAGCAGTTCCCATTTGTCCGTAATTGTTTTCCAGTTTTCCATATTTCTCCTAGGTTGGAAGTGTGGATACTTTCCACATCATCAGCTTTTCACACTTCACTGCATCAGTCAAGTTGGGCAGCTGCGACTTCTTTTTAATTGTTTGGTCTATTTATTAATTTTTACCAACGCCAGAAACCACCCTTTCGGGTGGCTCTGGTTGGGATTAGATATCTCCGTAGTGGTCGCCATCTGCCGCGCAGTCAGCGTGGAAACCTTGAACAACATCATCTTCGTTGTCCTCGTCTGTAAAGTTCTCCTTACAGATTGAGCAAGGGCTATCCATTAGCATTTCCCATTGTAGTTCTCTTTCCTCACTACGCTCTCGGATAGCCTCGTAATCAGGTGCCTCGTTGTTGTCGTTGCGATAGTAGTCTTTATCACAGGAACAACAAGGTCGGTCTTCACACTGGCAGACATTAGATATAGGCTGGAACTCATCTATGAACCTATTTAGAACACTTACCCACCTAGATTTCATTGACGGACTAGCGTTTCTTTCAGCGTGCCATAGTGCTTGTTTTATCTGCTCGAAATCAAACTCAGATAACATATTTACTCCTAGTTGTAAATTGTGGATACTTTCCACAAGATAAGTCTTTCATAGTTTTATTGTCTAGTCAAGTTGCCGTGTAGAGCTTTCTTTTTAATTGTTCGGTCTATTTATTAATTTTGAAAAAGAAGAAACCTCCCACCCTTTTGGGTGAGAGGCTTTGGTCTAATACATACCGTCTTCGTCAATCTCGTCAAACTGCTCGATTAGGTCTTCGTAACCCAAGTTTGGATTTGTAAGAACTGTTCTGACTGACTGAACAAATCGTAGTTGGCAACTATCGGCATACCACTCTTTTACCAAGTCCAGCATATCTTCGGGAGATAAACCGTCACTATAAGTTTTGATTTTTTCATACTCATACTTACGCATAAGTTCTACCTGATAGTTATCCATTAGGACATAAATCTTGTGGCAAGTGTCCCAAGCGATACCCTCGGCTGTTTCAAGGGCTTTTTCTACTTTACTGAAATCGGTCATTTTTTCCTCGGTTTCTGTGGATACTTTCCACACTCTAAGTTTTTCATAAATAGGTAATTTAGTCAAGTTTGCCTAGCCAGCTTTTTTTCTAATTGTTAGGTTTATTTATTAATTTTTAGCTGCCAGAAACCCCACCATTTCTGGTGGGGTCTGACTTACTTGGATTTGCTGATTAGGAACGCTTGTAGCGTGGAAAGTCTAATGATTACTCGGCTAAGTAATCGTATAGCCTTTTGGTTGAGGTCAGGATTATATTTATGCCTACTCATCATTATCCCTTTTGATTTCCTCAATATATTCTTGTAGTTCTGCGAGGTCATCTGAGGTTAGTTGGTAGAGAGGGACTTCATCTGAGTTGATTACATTAGGGACTACAAATCCTAGTTTGCGAAGTTCTTCCATAACTGCGTGGAACTTTCCGATTTCCTCTGGCGTAGGGTAGTGGAGAGGGGTTGCCCCCTCCACTCCTTCTGGGTGATTAGGCTTATTCATCTCCGTAATACCCGTAGTCCTCGTCTGTTCCGTGTCCAGCACTAGCGAGAGCATCTCCGTCAAACCAACTTTCGTCTGGCTCGTTGTCCTCGTCCTTGTCCTCGTCCTCGGTTTCTTCCTCTGTCCAGATTTCTACAATCTGAACATCTACACCAAGTTTGGCATAGTTGTCCCAAGCGATTTTCTCGGCTTCTTCTTGTGTATCTGCCTCAACATCAAAGTTGTAATCTACTCTGACCGTGATATTCCAATTAGACATTTTTCCTCTGTTTCTGTGGATACTTTCCACATTTATATTATTTCAGAGTTTAGCAGTTTAGTCAAACGCCAAATGCTGATTTTTTTTTAATTGTTTGGTCTATTTATTAATTTTTACAAAAAGCACCAAACCCCTCACCTTTCGGTGAGAGGCTTGGCTGGTAGTCGTTAGACTATTGCTGGTTCTTTGGGTTCAGCAAGACTTTCCTCGTATTGCTTTTGTAGCCTTTCAGCTTCTCTGGCAATAACTTTTTTGGTCCAAGTTCCAAGAGGCTCACTGGAAACATTAGTTCCGTAGCCGACCATACCACTTACAAATTTCCAATTGTAAGAAGAGTTCTTTGACCAACTGCCGTCCTCTAACTGCTTTGCCTCGTAGTGAATAGGTCCGTTGATGTTTTCCCACAACTGAATACGGGCATACACCTCACCAACATTTTTCTTTGACACCGAACCGATACCGATAGCCATAAGTGCGAAAGCGAAGTATGCGATAGCGTTAGCATCATTTTCGTCCTCTAACCTAGCGTCAATGTTTGCTACGCTCTGGGCGTTCCAATTTAGCGACATTTTGTCTCCTCGTTTTTGTAAGCGTTGTTGCTTACATATTTATTCTTTCAGATTTGCTGCTTGCTGTCAAGATTGCTCGGCTGGCTTATTTTTCTAATTGTTTGATTTATTTATTAATTTTAGAAAAACGCCAGAACCCTACCCACTTAGAGAGGTTAGTGGGTAGGGCTGGCTTTGGTCAGGTGTTAGTAGTCCTGAACATTTGTTTCATTGACATCTAGGTCGTAGCCCTCAATAGAGAACTCGTTAGACCAGTGGGTATCAATGCTGACCTCAAACGAGGTGTGTGAAAGGTCGTCCCAGTCGAAACTGCGAGGTGCTTTGATAGTCATAGTTCCAGAAATAGTAACTTCTACTTCTTTTTCTACATCGGTGCTGATATCAAAGATTTCAGCAATCTCTTCTGCGTGGTCATCAAGGCTGTCCCAGTTTTCATCTAGGTATTCCTCTAACCTGTCTTTTTTGCGTTCTAGGTCAGTCCACCAACGACTAACTCGTTCGTTTTCTGACTTTGCGAATTCTAACTCTTTGGTTAGTTGTGCTACTTCGGCAGTAAGTTCCTCAACGGACTTTACTACTACCTCTGGTGTTTCTTGTGGATTTTCCACTTTTATCTCCTCGGATTATTGGTTGAGTGTAAGGGCAGATAGGCACTAGGAGTTACTTTTCTGCCCTTACATTTATATTTTTACACACTTTTAGTTTTTAGTCAAATCAAGTGGTCGCGGTTCTCTTTTTAATTGTTTGGTTTATTTATTAATTTTAGAAAAAACCAAAACCCCTCGCTTTTCAGCAAGGGGCTTGGTTAGAAGTTTTACTCGTCTTCTTCCCGAGGTGAGCAGGTTAGACATACTTCGGTGTCGTCAAACTCGTCTCGGACTTCCTCTGGAATGAACGCCTTACAGTAATTACAAAGGAACAGTTCATCATCAGTAAAGTATGATTTGCTGAAAAAATCTTTTGCCCCGTTTGGATAATCCTCTCGGCAGTCCCGACAAAGCCAGAAGAACGTAAGTTCTTTGATTTTTTCTGGGTCGTGGATACCCTCTGGTGCTGTCATTGTTCTACCAAGAACGCTAACTGGGTCTCCGTCGTTGTAGTTTCCACAACTATCACAGGTGATTTCGTAGTGGCTATTTATCATTTATATCTCCTCGGTTTGATTAGGTTGGGGGCAAGTAGAAACATGAACAAAGAAAGCCTTGCCCCCACATTTAGTTTGCCAGAATTACTTGGCTAAGTCAAATAGTCCTAAACGGTCTCTTTCTAATTGTCTGGTCTATTTATTAATTTTGCCGCTAAAATGCGAGTAAGCAGTTTAGACACTTGCTTAGGTGTTTCCTTTGGGGGAAAGGAGGGCTTACTCGTCGTTGCCGAAACTTACAACATTATTTTTACCACAGAACTCGCACTCAACATCAGCGTCTCCCGACCTGCCACCAACTACAATTTCAGTTTCGTTTTCTTCATCGCACTCTTTACACTCAAAGGACACGCTGATTTCGCGTTCATCGTCCCAAGGTGTAGATAGTTTCCATCCGTCATATCCCGGAATATGTTCCATTTTTTACTCCTATGTTTAGGTTGTTAGTAGGCAGTTTATACACTTGCCTAGGTGTCCGAGGTGGTCTAGTTTTCTGATAGGTTGATTTTATCAACGCTGACATCAAGAACAAAGTCGCTTGAATAGGCGATACTAATATCAACTTCAATATCACTTTCAGCGTCATCAACGCTTTGTCCCATTGGAACGCTTATTGTTCCGTAGGCAGTGATTTCAATAGCAACATCAACTTCCTTAGTGGTTTCCCAACCGAAGATTTCGGCTAGTTCTACCAACTCGTCTGCGTCAGCGTAAGCACTTTCAATCCTATCCTGAAACCAATCCTCAGCAGAACTGATGTTCATAATAAGTTCTGAACGCTTGGTGTCAGCAAAGTTTTTTTGGTCTTTTACGCTGGCGTGTGCTTTGTAGGTGTATTCCAACAACTCTGCCCAAGCAAGAGCATCGTTGCCGATAATCTCAACTACATTGTTCGGTGTCAAAGTTCCTTTTAGGAACTCGTCTTTTTGTTCATTTGTGAGATACATATTTTCCTCGTTTGATTTGGAGAGCGTTATTGCTCTCGGTATCAGTTTGCCAGATTTGCTGCTTGATGTCAAATAGCGACAAACCGTTCTCTTTTTAATTGTTTGGTTTATTTATTAATTTTAAAAGCAGAGCAAGCCCTACCTTTCGGTAGGACTTGCTTTACTGATTTAGACAGCGTAGCCACAGTTGCTACAAGAAATATGCTCTTTACAATCTTGGTCGCATTCCCAACCGAAATCGTCTGGGGTTTCTACTAGCCAAGTATCAATGCCAGATTTCCCACAGTAGCCACAGAAATCACTTTCTTTGTTGTCTTCACTCATTTTTTACCTCTGCTCCAAGTTCTTTTAGTTGCTCGGTAAGTTCCTCTACAACATCATAGATGAACTCTCGGTGTTCTAGCACCCAATCTAAATCGCCTTGGACACTACTGATGATTTTGCTCCACGCCTCCGTTAGTTGCTCGGGGGTCATATCACCTGTGATGAAACTTGCTGTATGGTCTTTATCAAACCAAGTTATAGCAAGTTCATCATCAGGTTTATATTCTTTGAGCAACATAGAGACAATCTCTACAACTTTCACAAAGTCTCCAATTCAATTTCAGCGATAGCGACATTTAGTAGGGCTACTATTTCCTTAGCATCTGCTAGGGTTAGGTGCTGACTTATAGTAGAGATAATGCCACCAACTTCCAACTCACCAACATCTCGTAGGTGTGTGTTGATATCTAGGTCAATAACAGTTCCGTCTCCCATATAGGTAGAACCTAATCTTGTTCCAGCATTGATACTTAGTGATGTCAGTTTTCTTTCAGACATTTTTACTCCTCGTTTGTTTGTGGTCTTTCCACATTACTATTTTGACACGAACACCTGACATTAGTCAAGTCGCAATACCAGCTCTCTTTCTAATTGTTAGGTCTATTTATTAATTTTGAAAAGTTGCGAAAAGCAGTAGCCATTTCTGACTACTGCCTTTCTACCTAATCAACCGAAGACAACATCACCAAACATTGCGATTTGTAGTATTCCGTCTGAAACGCATTGGTCTTGGTCTTCCCAATGCCATCTATTTCCACAATGGAAAAAGTTTTGCTCTTGTGCGAACTCATAGGCTTTTACAATATCGTTTAGACCTATTGTTTTGGTTATGGTTTTTAGTTCTTCGTGGTCGTCTGGGTCTTGAATGGTGAGTGTGATTTCACCAATCTTATTCCAATCAGCACCATTGGAATATTTCCAATCAACCCACCAAGAGCAGTCTTCCCAACCACTACCGAAGGTATTAGACCAAAACTCTTCGGCATCTACTTTTATAGGAACTAACTCGCAGTTAGCCCTATAAAAATCTTTTACTTCTATTTCCATTATTCCTCTTCTTCGCTTTCGCATAAGGCTCCACACTCGTAGCAGTGGTAAGCACCGAACAAAGACCAATAGCCAGCGTGTTTTCCTGCGATTGCTAGGCTACCAACCTTGTATGTTTTTTCTTCCTCGTCATACCAAACGAGTTCTTTTGAGCAGTTGCCACAGATTTCCCAAGTAAAGATTTCGTGGCAACCATTCCAGCCGTTGTAGTTTTCATCAGTTCTGGCGCAGTTGTCGGAGCAGTAGTAGTTTCTATCTACTACCTGTCCGTCTTTGTCGTCAATGTCTATAAGATGTGCTGACATTATCGGTTTTCCCAATACTTATCAATCGCAATCATACTTTCTAGGTCGCTAATCCGTCCCTCAACCAAAGCGAATAGGCTGTTGCTAAATGGTGTTTCTTCACCGGCATCTAGCAATTCTAGCAAATCCATTTTTAGTTCAGAGAGTTCTTTTTGGTGTTCTGCCAACATATATAACTCCTCGTTTGTTTTTGTGGTATTTCCACATTTATATCTTTACACGAACTTTTTACGAAGTCAAGCCTGCTGCGAAAAACTCTCTTTTTAATTGTTTGGTTTATTTATTAATTTTGGGCTGAACGCAACAAACCCCCAATCTAAACTCTCGGTTTAGTTTATTGGGGGCTGTTGCTAACTAGGAGTGATTACGCAGTTCTGATGTAGTCATACTCGGTTGTGCGTAGGGTCTCGGCATAAGCGTCTGGGAACTTCTCTTTGAGTAGGTCTCGGTCAAAGGAAGTGTTCTTGCTAGATACCAAGGTAAAGGCTTTGAGTTTTCCAAAGAACCCTGTTTTCTTACCTGCTGGTAGAGAGGCTCGCAGGATTGCCTCGGCTTGTGCCTTGCGTTCCTTTGCGTCTTTCTCGTCATCTTTTGCCTTGATAAAGTCAGCGTGGGCTTTCTTTACTTTGGCACTTGTGATTAGAACTGCGTCATCTGGCAGTTCTGGTGTTGCGTTGTTGTCGTTTGACATTTTTTCTCCTTGTGAGATTGTCTATTTGCCTCACAAGATAAACTTACCTTACATTTGGCTTGCTTGTCAAATCGGCTTAGAAAGGATCTCTTTCTAATTGTTTGGTCTATTATTAATTTTTCAAATGCCGCTAAATAAAGAAAGACCCCCCACCGAGCAACCAATAAGTCGGTGAGGGGTAGCAGAGTGGGAAACGAGGGGTAAAGCCACTCTGCGTTGGTGGTGAGGGGAAGTCAGGGCAGAAAGTCTCACCAACCAAGATTAGACGATTGCTGGTTCCTCTCTTGGAACGCTTGTTGGTCTGATAATTGGTCTAGGTTCTACGAGTGTAGTTCTAACGAAAGTAGATTGACCCCACACTAAATCGTGTCCGATTGTGTCTGCTTCAATCTCAACCGAAGTGCCTGACCTTTCGCCATTATCCCAATCACGAACTCGTAGTGTTCCTGAAACGATAATCCTATCGCCTTTGCCGATTGACGAGGCAACATTTATGGCAAGAGTTCCGAAAGAGGTTATGGTGAACCAATTTGTATCAGCATCAACCCAATCCATTTTAGTTCGGTCAAACTTTTTGTTGGCACTTGCTACTCGGAAACTTGTGATATCTAGTCCGTCTGCTGTTTTTAGGTAGCGTGGGGTTGTTGCTACTAATCCTGTAATTGTTGTTTTGCTGTTTTCCATTTAGTTCTCCCTAATGCGATTTGGTTGTAATGCGTATGCTTGGTCTGCTGTCAAAGTTAGCAGTTGGATTTGAGTTAGATGTTTTGCTTGTAGAAGAGTTCCTGTTTTGAGAACTTCCATTAGGACTTTATCTGCCTCTTGTCCGTTATCGGTTGCCATAAAGAACTTTCCGTCTTTATCGTAAAGTGCGTATTTCGCCATTGGTTTCCTTTCTTTACACTCTAACTTTACTGAACTAACTCCAAGAAGTCAAAGTCAGCAATACTCAATGGCTCGCTTATTCTTATTCTAATCGCGGTCTGTTCTATTAATTTACTTACTGACACTCCGAGAGCCTTAGCGATACACTCCAAGATTTCCGAGGAAACCTCTTTATGCCCTCGTTCCACTTCGGATAGGTAGCCTAAGGCTACCGAGCCGAGCTGCGACACTTCTCGCAAGTTTAGACCGAGTTCGTGTCTAGTTTCTCTAATGACTTCGCCTAATGCGTGTCTGAATTTCATTATGCCTCGTTTCCGTAGAGCAAGTCGGGTTCTTGCCCTGCTGGTGTTAGTTTTGGTTTTGGCAGTTTATCTACTGCCTCTTTGAGAATACCATAGAGTTTTCCGTCTAGGTTTGTTTCACCTGCGATTACATCATCATCAGCCCAACGCCACTCGTCTAGGTCTGCGTCCCAAATGTCTCCGTCTCCTAGTTCGTAGGTCTCAACATACCACTCGTTAGTTTCCTCTTTGTAGGCGAGGACATAGTGAAAGTGTCTATTAGCCATTATGCCTCACCACCATACACGACATCTTGTTCTGGCTTGTCTGCCTTAGGTGGTTCAGGGCTAGGTGGCGAGTAATCCACTCCGTCGCAAGTGTAGTCGCCTGTATCGGCATTGAGCCACACGCTAGGGCTGTCAATCCAGCCCTCGTCAAATGTGTCAAGCCTATCAGCCCACATACCAAATGAGCCTGAACCTGTGCCAGAGTAGCCACCGAGGACTACCGAGAACTCGTGGAATATTTCGGCAACGATATAGTTGTCGCCAATCCTGCTAGTTTCAGCCATAACATTATGAACTGCCTGTAAGTTGTCGCTACCTGACCAATGCCCATACATCACAAGTAGATTTTCGTCTGTGTTATTAGTAATAACAATAAGAGACCTGTCGCCCATTTTTGATTTCCTTTCGTTAGGGTTAGTTAAAGTTTAGTCAGTTTTGCTTGGTGGGTCAAGTAGGTCTTGTTCCTCACCACAATTGGCACATTTCATCTCATACTCTTCGCCTTTGACTTCGTAATCGTATTCGTAGCAATCATCACAACGAATATCTCTTAGTTCAGAGCTTACAGCGTCAGAGAACGCCTCCCACACCGGCTCTAAGGCACTACCACTACATAGTCCGTCAAACTCGCTGACAATCTTATCCCAATCTGCCTGCGAGATATTTCCGTCTGGTTCGGGGCTGTTATGGACTTCTACTTCGTCTCGGGTGTAGCAGTAAGCCCAAACTTTTTGGTCAGGGTCTTTATCAGCAATCTTGGCGAACACTTCTGCCCACTCTTTCGCAGTTCTAATCATTTAGTAAGTCCTCCTCCTCGCCACAATGACGACAAGTAGTTTCTTGTTCTTGTTCATTAGTAATACACTCGTAGTCGTATAAGTCGCATTGTTCGCAATAAACATTTTTCTCGTTATTATCAGGTAGTAAGTCAGAAAGATATTCTGAAACATAATCCCAATCGCCAGAGAAGTCCGAGCAGAAATCCTCCCAATCTTTATCGTTGATTTCACAGCCCTCAACGAAATACTCTGATAGTTCGGATTTAGTAGCATACTGAACCCAGACCTGACTTGTAGGTTCTAGTTTTTGTAATGCCTCTATAAGTTGTTTGACTTCCATTTTTCCTCCTAATACACCATATCAGGTTCAGGCTTGTTCGGGTCATTTTCCCGAGGGCAATCGTCATAGAGGTCGTCAGGGTCGCCACTCTCACAGCCCCAACACTCTTTATCTTGTGCCTCGTAGTCAGCGTGAGAGTTCGGGATATCCCACTCTTTCGTGATAGTGAGTTCGCCTTTGTAGCCCGAGAGTTCAGCACCGAACCCTTGTTCCTCTTCCCAGTAGAAGTCAAAGTTCAGTTCGGGGAACTGCTCAACCATAGCCTCAAACACAGGCGAGGCTGGCGACCAAGCAGTAGAGAACCTATAAGTGAGTTCAGTAGCACTTTCACTATCTAGTGAGTTATCGCAAGCGTCCCATTTGGTATCCCAGTTCTCGTTGTTCCAGTTATACCAGTTGATAGGAGTGTCGCCTTTTTTCTCGCCATTTTCCCAGCCATTAGTGCCGAAGTATTCGCCACTCTCAACTGCCTCGGCAGGAGGGGCAATGAAGTTCCAGAACGAGATGTCCTCTTTCTCATACTCAACGGAGTTGGTGTCAGCGTTCCAAGTTTGAGGGTGAGGCTTACCAGCCTGCTCTTTAAAGCGTTTGATTTCCTCTGGTGAGCCAGAGATGTTGATTGAGGTATAAACCCAATTTGGCATTTGTGGATTTCCTTTCGTTGCCTATGTATCAAGTTTAGTGATTTGTGGGTTGGTGTCAAATAGCCCGAGCCGAGAACAAGAAAGGCGAAATCAAGGCTCGGGGCTACTTGGTCAGTTAGGCGTTTCGCCTACCAATCGTGCCAATGACATCAGCACAAGTTTTTCCAATCAGGAGTGCTGATTGTTCTGGCGTAGAGCCAGCCAGCGATACAGCCTTACCAGAAGTTCCAGCGAGGTAAGTATCTGGTGTTGAGGTGTTCTTATCAAAGGTCAGCCAGAGAACAGCCACACCTCGTCTATCGCACTCTCTAATCCACTCTTTCGCCTTGGTAGGTTGGTTTCCTGCGTAGTGTCCGTCAGAAACGATTACGAGTAATCTCGCACCACGACTATCCAGCAAGTTCAGATGTCCGTCAAGAGCCATAAATGCCTCATTAAACTTTTCAGTTCCGTCTGGTGCTGAATAGACATTTACATCATCTAGTCTTTGACCAACTCGTAGGGTTGGGAACACTCCCTCACCATAATAGACCATAGCAGTTCGGGCTTGTATTCTACGACCTGCCTCTGCCAGCACCCACGCAGTAGTAGCCATTGGGTTCATAGCCTCACTCATAGAGCCAGAGATATCAACCATAACTCCGATTGAGAGTGTAGGCTCGTCAGTTTGCTTACGAGTTTTGTGTTCCCACATCTCAATAGGCACTCTAACGCCAACTGCCTCATATGCCTTTTTCTGAACCATTGACCTAGTTCTTAGACGACCTTGTGGCAGAACCGAAGTTGTGAGTGAAACATCTCTCTCACGATATTTTGCCTTGTCTAACATCTGACCGACCTTGACCGAGGCAACTCGTTCTGACGAGGTAGGCTTACGAGTTTCTACCAACTTAGAACTTGATTGACCGAAAGGGATTTCGCCAGACGATTTTGAGAACACTTTGGAACTAGCCTCTTTGTTGCTCTCTCGTCTCTTGCCCTCTTCTTTTCTTTCTTTGACTTCCTCTTGGCGTTGTTCCTCTAACTCTTGGTCGCCCAAATTAATAGTGGCTGTCCAAGAACTTTCATCAGCAGACTTCTCTAACGCCTCTTTGATTTCCTCTAACAACTCACTAGGGATTGAGAAACCACAATCGCCATTTTCAGTTTCCTCGCCTTTTTCTTTTGCCTTTTCAGACACTAGGCGTTCCCACTCAATCGCCAATGGATAGAGGTCGTCAGCGTTAGCGTGTTTGTTGTGGCGTTGAGCCTTACGCCATAGGTCTCTAAGTTTGTCGTAGAGGTCTTGACCAAGACCACCAATCACGAAGTCAAGAATAGATTTGACATCAGCGTAATCAAGAACGCCACAATCTACACGCCCACCAACTAGACCAGCCATTTTAGCGAAAGCCCTAGTGCTAGACATACTTGCCAACTTCTCGTCAGTAAGGTCGCCAATCACGATTTCCATAGCAGAGGCTCGTAGGAAGTCAGCGTTCTCTGGGAAGTAAATAATGCCCAAGCCCTCAATACGACTTTCCTCTAACAAGTGTAGAGCCTCGTTCTCATTTGGTTTCAGGTCTTTACTTGACTTGACTAAATCCCAACGAGTAAATCTGGCGTGTAGAGCCTCGTGGAGTATCGCACCACTAGCCTTTGGAAACTCATACATCATTGACCTATCGTTTAGGTCGCCAACGATTTCAGGGTCAGCAATGCCGAAAGCGTCTTTGGCATTGACCTCAATCTCGGCAGTAGCAGGGTCAAAGAGAGCAGATACAGGGGCAGACATTTCAGCCCCGACATAGACAACGAGGTCGTTTCTCTCTGCCCATTTATTTACAAGCCGACCTATTTCCGAGCCGACCTTTAACCACTCTTTCGGGGTTTCTTTAACTCCCGAGGTGTTTGTTCCGAAGTGTGTCATTTTCTACCTTTCTTGTAGTAAGACAATTATCGTGGATTTGGATTTTGGTGTCAAGTCGGGGAAGTAGGAAATCCACATAACCTACTCCCCCGAGCCAAACCTAGATGAAAGGAAATCTAGATTTTGGCAGGTCGGCACTCCTCGCCAAACACCCGAGTTAGAACCTCAACCACAACAGGTCTATCGTTTTCAGGTGAGCAAGCAATCAAGTTCTCAATGGCGAACTTAGTGCCGAAGATATCGTTTGCCTTTTGGAACGCCAGCAGTTCTCGCATTTGAGGCGACCAAGAAACTTCACCAGAGGCTCGTTTCTTTGCTAGGTTTTGTGAGGCAGTAATGATTAGTGGAGTGATACCCATTTTGGTCTTAGCCATACCAAAGTCAGTAGTCATTTCCACTTGGATAGTGAAACGAGAGAGCAGAGCCTCTGATAGACGAACACCAACAGCGTTAGGGTTGGTAGCACCGACCACATAGAAACCCTCTTGTGATTTCACAGGTTCTCTCTCGGGGTTTTGAGTAATGATTAGTTCATCACGCCCGTCCATTACGCCATACAGGGCTGATAGAACCTTAGGGTCAATCAAACCAATCTCGTCAATCAACAAGACCTTACCCTCGGACATAGCCTTTACCAGAACTCCGTCAATCCACTCAAAGTCGCCACTAGGGGTCTGAACATAACCACCAATGAAGTCAGAGAGTTCAGTATCACCAGAGCCGAGCAGAGTGTAAAGTTCCTCGGGGAAACTAGCCTCAACCAGAGCAGTTTTGCCACAGCCAGCCTCACCATAAAGCAAGACATACTGCTTGTTGGCACGACAGGTTTTCATAACCTCAACATCATCATTGTCAGTAGAACCCCACTTACGAGTGAAGTAAGCCGAGCCATTTGGTCGTAGGTAAGAGCCAGCACCGACCAAAGCCTCTTTCTCAACAATGCTAGGTGTAGAGCCACTATCGCCAACCGAGGCACGATTGGTAAGTTTGCTCGCAGGTGTGGAGTGAGTATCTAGGTAGGCGTGTTCTGATAGTTCAGCGTGTAGGTGCTGACCAGCAGTAGCCATAAGTAGTTCGCCTAAGCCAGAGTAGAGCCTATCTGCTAGTTCTACTGCCTGACTAGGTGTTGTGATTTCAGTAATCGTTGTCATTGTGGATTTTTCCTTTTCTATTCTGCTAGTTGGTCAAGGATTTCCTCTGGAAATCCAAGTTCTTTTCTTGCTCTAAGTATTCTACGAATAAGAGCAGACGGAGTTTGTTGGTTCTTGGTATCGTCTAAATCCTCTTGTGAGAACTCTAACACAATAGGTTTCTGAAACAACTGCCACTCGTTATCGTGAAGTTGGTCTAGAACCTTAGCCAAGTCCATAAGCATTTCAGCCGAGACTTCTTTTGCTACTTCTAGTGTTGCCGAAGTTTCTAGTGTCTTAGTTTCCATAGCATTTGTCTTACGAGTAGCCCAATCGCCATTGTTATAGACACGCCAAGGTTTCTTAGGCGACCAAGCCGAAATCTGCCTACGCCAAGAGGAACTAGGAACGAACTCGCCCTCGGAAGTAAAGCCCTCGGGAGTGATGATGATTTGAGCAGTATTTACTGCCTTGCGAAACTCCATATAAAGAGCCTTGCCTACTAATGTTGCTGATTTTGTCATTTGGGGTTTTTCCTTTCAGTTATGACAATAACTATTTTCAGGGTTCGTTAGAAGTTTGTCAAGTCCGAAACTCTGAAAGTTTTTTATTTTTTTGTTGGTCTATTGACATTAAACGAAAGGAACTTGGCTGTCAAACGGCAGCCGGAAAGGTTTTAACGAGTTTCTCGTTAGAAGTTTTTATATACCTATAAATTAATCACTCAACGAGGTCGTTGGATTGACCACCGGCCAGTAGCACTCGTAGCAGATAATCCAATCAGCGTCTTCGGAGTCTAGAACCACTGCAAATGGGTAGAAGTGCTCCTCATAGACGCCAACGACCTCATCACAAGCCTTGCAGTAGGTATCTTGGTCAACACTTTCGAGTAGGCCGAGTTCTACTGCTGTTGGTAAATCTTTTTCTCTTAGCACAATGTGCATTTCTAAATGTTCCATAGCCATAATCATAAAGCACAGCGGTTAAGGTGATTTTGCGATTTTCTGACAGGCCTGAGGCTCAGCGGTTAATACTTTTTAGCCCCTACCAGGCCTGCATCGATTTTTGAGCTTCAAAAACTTTCAACCAAGCCTCCGTTAAAAGATACCTCCGGATCCGGATCTACGGCAGGCCCCGTCTTCAAACCAAGCCTCCGTTAAAAGTTTGGGGATGGCGCCTCGCCTTCGGGCACATTGGGCGAGACTCCGTTAAAAGTTTGCCTGGATACAGCTGCTGGGAAGCTCGCCAGCTTCCAACGAAGCCTCCGTTAAAAGTTTTATTTGGGAACTAATAATATTATTTTTATTCCCGTTTTCAAAAAAAAAATCCCCGTCCGTTAGGACAGGGATTCTATAGGGCAGGCCGAGTTTAGACCAGCGGTTTATCTTCTAATACGCCAGACACACGCCTGATTGTTTGTGCCAGAGGTTTGAGCGGTTTGTAGTCGTCAATGAATGTGGCGAACCGTCCCGCTGAAAAAATCTTCGGCATATCTTTGTTTGGGTAGATAACGGAATCAACCGCGCCCATTTCGTATTCAGTGAACTCGTGGAAGTAGTGCATATCTGGATGCCACGGTCCTCCGTGTATATACTGCTTGCCTTTCTTTTTTATCAACTGCAGGCAAAACTGTTCGCGGTCTTTGTCCCAGTAGACTGCGACGTTCCAGTTATATGGAAGTTCATCCGTATACGGTTGGTGGTGGACTCTCATCAGGCCTCTTCCGTTTTATTATATTCTTCCCAAATGTTAGTCTCGGCGACTTCATCGCCAAAAACGTCTTTGAGGTAATCGAGTGCATAACGCACGCCATCTCTAAAAGCCCGAGTCTCAAACTCTTCAAGAGTTATAAATCCAGTCCCATAGCAGGTGTTGCACGTTTCGAGTGCTTCGCTGTAGACGCTGTTCTCCCAGCACATACATTTCAAACGTTCTTCCATATTTGCTCCTTTCAAGAGTCTCGAAAAGATGCTAGCACAGATTGCTGACAAAAGTTGCGTTTATTATAAAAAATTTAAAAAACTTTTTGGAAGCGCTTTCAGAGTCTGAAGAGGCCAGTCCTCGTTGCAAGCTCGTTCAAACTTTTACCATCTGGGATGCCATTCGCTTCCACTGGGGTGTATCCGATTCTTCGTTGAAAGTTTGCGAAGGCAGCTTGAGATCTTCCATCCCACTCTCCACGTGGCACACCTTTGAGGTCGTTCAAAGTTGACAGGGCCAACTGTACCAGGGCGACGTCCGGGTGCTTCAGTCCAGGCCTCCAGGTAAAACTTTTAACGAGCGGTTTCATTATATCTTTTTCAGCTGCATCCGGAGCTTCAGCTTCTAGCTCGTTAATAGCTCGTGCAAAGTTAGGACGAGCAAAGGTGATCACTTCGTACTTGTAGCGAGTCCGTTTAAAGATACCGTTCTCGATTTTATCCCCCCTGGGCAGGCCGCTATCGGTTTGTGCTTCCACGCATTGGAACATGCCGTACTTTTCCCAATTAGAGACATCCGTTACTATTCCTACGCGCGGGCCGACATCCGTTGAAACTTCAAAATAGGCAATGTCCCCTGGGGCGGGCCGTTCAAAGATTTGATGAGCTTTTACGAACGTCCCTAAGGAGCTGGCCGTTGAAACATTTGACGGGATGAGTCTTCCCAGGCCGGCCTTCGCTGCACAATAATCAACGAACACTCCGTTCCAAGTTGTACCTGGCTTTCCGATCGCTTGCGTGAACGGCACGGCATTCAGGTTCGGTACGGTAAACCCAACGAAGCTTTCGGCGGTTTCTATAAATAAACTCCTGGCGGCATCGCCGCTTCTAACTTTAAACAGCTTCATTCGTTAAAAGTTTCTCTAGGATCTCAACGATCTTCCAGGCTTCATTTGCGCGGGCCGTCATCCGGATATGGTCGACGCGGTTAGCGGCTTGTGAAATGTCGTCCTGCAGCTGCTGAGCTAGCTGTGTCGCTTCCGTTAAAAGTTCGTTCATTCTTTACCTGGATCCTCTTCCGTCTTCTCATCAACGTCCGTTACAACTTCAGCATCAATGATCTCCTTCTCAGCTTCAACGCGGATGCCGGCTCCGGCTAAGCGGGCCGCTGCATCATTTGCGTTGATGGCAAGTCTGTTCAATCTTTCAGCGATGACGGAAGCTGCAGGGCGTACGTCGATGTTGACGTTCGTGTCAAGTTCGACACCTCCACGGATCCCGGCTCTGTCCAAGATTTCTGTTGCAGCTTTTAGCTTCACTGGCTCAGACTCTGCGTTGCTCATCATATCTTCGAGAACGTCGACGGCATATGGCGCAGCTTGTGTCAACTTTGCACGAGCTCGTTCGATGTCATCACCAGGACGATGCTTGATCGATCTCAAGTGCACGCGGCAAAGACCGTCATCTTGTAGACGTCCGGAAGTCCAAAGTTGACATCTGATTCCATCGTCCTTGATAGCTTGACATCTGTGAGGTAATGTGGCGGGCTTCCGCTTCGAACTTTTAACGGGCTCCGTTTGTTCTTTGATCCAGGCCCTGGTAGCTCCGATTACCCAAGGTGGAACGAGATAGTCCGCTGCTTCTTCTGCGATGAGATCGTATCCAGTTATATAATCAGAGTTTCGATTGGTCGGTTCAACCAAGAGGGGCTTCTTCTCTGAGAGAGACATGATTCTCTTCTCGGTTGCCATCTCGGGGCTAATTGCTTGTATAAGTCCTGTGGGCACGCCGTTAGTTGCGTAAACAGGAATCCAGTTTAGGCGGGCCCGACGTAGGATGGCACGGTTTTCAAATGTATCTTCGCACACGCCTCGGTCGGTTTCCTCGATACCTATTTCGCTAAGGTCAGGCCTGATGTTCAGCGGTGCGTTAATTTCTATAATAGGCTGCTCTTCTTCGGGCCTGCTAAAAATGTCATCCGTTAGTTGTAACGGGCCTTCGTTAGAAGTTGAGGAAGGTGAAGAGGGATCTGAGCTAGTCACTTTTAATCGACGTCCGTTCAATGTTAAGGAGGATCGGGCCGGTAAAACTGGGGAGAGACTGTTTACCGACCCGACCCAGATGCTTGCTTTTTTATAGCAGTTTGAGATGTCTCGCCCATCGAACGACTTTTTATAGAAGTTCGATGGTTCCATTTTGCCATGAGTTTGAAAAAGTTTTTTTGGGAATTGAGAGACACAGCAGCATTTTCCTATTTACAAACAAAAGAAAAACCCTGTAAAATCAAGGGTTTTGATTTTTACAGGGTCTTCTAAAAAAGTGCTTTTAAAGTTTGACGAATTTCCCGCCAATACGCTTTTGAGTTTTTGCTTTTCTACTAAGCATTGGCTTTCTTGCATCACTTCTTTTTTGTATCAAATCGACTTGAGCAAGCACTTCATCTCGGTCGACTAGGTAATGATACTTGTTTCCAAGCACATAATGTCTTTTGATATATCCCATGCGGACATAGTAAGCAATAGATTCTTTTGAAGTCCAGATTAGCTTTGCTGCTTCTTCTCTGGTAATCAGATTCTCTGGTGCTTTAGATTTTATGCCAGCCATACCTTTTGAGGCAATTTCGATTTCGTCTAAGTCCACTAAATAGTTTCTCTTGTTAGCCAGAACATAGTGTTTCTTTATCCTGCCTTTTCTAATCCAGTATGGAATCATAGACTGGGTTACATAGAAAGCTTGAGCTGCTTCTTTAGGGGTGACTAGTCTCATTACTTCTTCTTTGTGGTTGGCTTCTTAACAGTTGGCTTAGCGGTTGGCTTTGAAGTTGTCTTCTTAGCGGTTGGCTTCTTGGAATCCTTAGTAGTCACCTTAACTGTTAGGTTTTTCTTAGTTACAGTTGGGTTAGCCTTCTTAAGTTCCTTGTGTCTGGTTTCAGCAAGTTTCTTGATTTGTTCGATTTGCTCTAGGAAATCTCTAATCTCCTGTTCGCGCTTCTTCTTGCTCTTGAATAGGTTCTTGAACCACTTCATCTGTCTTTTCTTCTTTCTCTTGCGCTCTGCAAGGTTCACAGTAGCAGTACCACACCTTGTCGTACCACTTTATTTCGGGTCTGCATAGTTTATGGGTTCCAGTTATGCAATACCCGCAAATTCTTAATTTGTCTTCACTCATGCTGGTCTTAGTTCGTAGATTATTTCTTTATGATGTTTGACTCTTACAGTCGGGTCAAGCATAACACGGAACCCGCTATTTCTGGCATTCATACACCAAGAATAGTCTTCACCAATATTGCACTCAAAATCTACTCCATCCCACTGAACTCCCCTGATTCTAAACCAAGGTCTTTCGCAGTTCTCGAAGACACCAGACTTCATGGCAATAAACCCGAAGCCAATGCCAAATACTTCCACTGGTTCATCTACCATAAAAAAGTCAGTTTCTCGGACAAGTGTTGGTCGTCCTTTTTCATCAAAGTTAGCACAAGCTACTTGACCGGTTGGACTACTTTGATATAGCCCACCCACAATATCTAAATCTGATTCTAGGATTTTTTGAAACGTTTCAATACTCCATGAAATATCTGAATCGATCCAAAATATCTTTCCATAGGTGTACTTACCAGCACCAACTTCTCTAGTGGCCCAGTCGTTGTCATACTGGTCAAGTGCAGTTAGTTCTCTACCACTTGGAATAAAAGAACTTTGCTTTGTAAGAAACTTATAAGTTTTACCATTTGACTCTAACCATCGAATAGTGTCGACTAAACTCT